TTGATAAAGTCAAGGGCTCTTTCAAACTGTTTCATATATCATTTTTAAGTGTTAATACCTGACAAAGATATAAAAAGTTTCATATATGCAAACAATTATGCATAATTTTCCACAAATTTAGAATGATTCTAAATAAGATAAGTGGTAATATAGCATTAAAAAGTGCTATGAATTGTGCATTAAATCGGGAGAAATCCGATTAAGTACGGTGAATTTTACTTAATTTTAAGGATATAAGCTGAAATAATCTCCGCAAAAATCAGGCTATAGACTTACGCTTGTAAAGATATTCCTGATACTTAGTGAATACCAGATGATTTACTTTATTGTGTTTTTTGCAGTCACGACATTGGAGCCAATGGTGTACAGTACCGGCTGCAGTAACTACTTTTTTATTGTACCTGTGATTAGTGCCACCACATTCTGCACATTCATACTTATCTCCACCATGCTGAACTGCATAGTTATGATTAGATAGTGTATAGCTATTGAGTTTATCAAATACTGACTCAAGTACTTCAACATCCATCTTACAATAGGCCACCATCTTATCAAGTGCCTCCTGATCTTTACGAAAAACTATATCTTTCCACAGGTCAAGCCCTCCTGTCTCCATCTTAGCACCTACCTTAAGTAGCTTAGCTATGTAGTCAAGCTTGTTGCTATTAAAATTAAAGTACTTTTTAGCCCATTTCAGCGTGTCTATGGTCTTAGGTGATGGCATAAACTGAATGCCATGAAATAAAGCTCTTGTGCGTATCCATTTGAGGTCAAACCTATCCCCATTGTGAGCTACAATTTCATCCGCTTGAGCTAGAATTTTGACAAACTTCTCAAGCATTTGTTTATCACTCTGTGATTTGGACCATGTTAGGCTGTGAATTTCATCCTCACCCTCCCATTTATAGCAGATGCAGATGATTGCACGTTCATGAATGATATCCTGAGGTTGGATACTTAAGTTATATCCTGTCCTCCAGAACACACCGACATTGAATGAAGTCTCAATATCGTAAAAAAGTCTTTTTCTCATAGCTTGAATAGCAGGGCAATCCTATCTAGCAGCCCTTTTTGTATTAGAAATCTTAGGAGTATCCCTAGAATAAACGCAACAATCACAGGCCACCATAGTATTTTGTACTTGACTACCTCTTTAGCTTGAGCAGTTTTGTAGATAGTCTTACCTCGTATCCTTTCAACCCTTGTTTTATATCTATACTCTATCCTTGTTTGCCATCTTGTTTTTGGCACGTACACGTTATTGAATTGTATCACCGTATCCTTAGTGGTGTAGAATTTTTCCCACACAATAGTATCATTGTGTATCACTGGGATGCTGTCAACTGTAGTTATCCGGATTGTATCACTATCCTGTACTAACTGCAATCCATTCTTTAATGCTTTCTTATAGTGCCATTGAGCACGCTTAGGAGCTGAGCAGGATGTCGCAAATATAGTAGAAACTAGCGACAAAATTATTATTGAAAGTCTCATGTGCTATAGGCTTTGTAACATCTTAATCATTCGGGGGCATGGGTAAATATCTGCCTTATCTTTTCTCACACTGTTATGCGTGTAGATCCCTGCAGTACCTTTGAATGCCTCTTTATCTATACTGAATATCTCTGACCGGTAAGTCTTAGGAATGTCGTATGTATCACACAGGTACTCCACCAACTGCCGAGTGCTTTCAATCTGTTCATCCGTATATTTGTACCAATGGATATTGCCCTTGTATGGTGTATCCAATGTAGTTACCATTGATGGGTCCACTACTCCCTTAACATAGTTATAGTACTTACCATCCTTGAGCTTCAACGGTCCCCAATTACATACCTCAATACCTACCGATAGCTTGTTTAAGTTTTGGTACTTGAGTCCATGAGCTGAGAAATCTTGGCTATCTATCCCCAGGTGATAAGCCCAATGCCTAGATGAAAAGCACTGTACTATTGTACCTCTTTCACCTATTACAAATGCAGTAGCAATCCTATCTGCATTGCTATTCCACCACCTTGATACAGCTACAGCATTACCATTGCCTGCAGTATGGTGTAGATAGATTTGTTTTTTCTCAGACTCCTCATGGAAGTACTGTGCATTAGATAGGCGTTCCTGTAATATCTTGCTTGTGTCTAATTTCATCCACCTCTTTTTTTATATCCTTAGCTCTTGCAAAAAGATTTTTCATTGACTGCCATAGGTCAAGGCCTTTCACTGCTTTGTAGTTTTCATTGATGCTCATAACCTCGATTGATACCAGGATGAGTGCAAGTACTTTTGTGAGCAGTAACTCTACTGAGAAAAACTGCAGGATGATATTGTTAAGTATAAATTGGTCAATCATGTAGAACATAATAACAGTTACCTCATAGAGTAACATCTTGCTAATGATTGCAGATAATCCCCTGCTTGTAATTTTAACCTTGTTTTTTACTGACTTCCATACCCCTGTTATAGTATCAAGTACGATCACAAATCCTACCAGGAATAACAGCCCTGAGATAGGCATTAAGAATGCACTAACAGTTGCCAATAGTTTTATCCAATTGGCTTTCATTGTAGCTAGTAGTATGGATAGCTGTGATTTCATTACAAGATTAGGATGCTGTTATTGTATCCATTCTCAAGGAAGTTACCACACATACCTGTGCAAGTTGTTTGATACTGATTGATACAAGAGCAGTGGTTAAACATTGGCCGTAGGTCAGTATCCATGTTGGTAGTGGATATAAAAATAGGGAACAGGTTGCGGTTAGCTAATAACCACCTGATTAAACGTTGCTCAAAAAAACTAGCTTTCTGTGCATAGTGTTCCATGCCAAAAGCTACCTCATTACGTGATACGCTTGCAGAATAATCTCCATTTTGAGTCTGAAGTCCTTTGTTTTTTAACTGATAAGTCAATCCAAATACAGCATCCTCTGCACTTCTCCATGCAATGACAGGCTGAATGAACTCAACTAGGTCAATCTCATCAGGTGTAAGTGTCTGATTGTTGTAAGCAGCAAGCATGTGATTGTAGAACGTAGTGCCTAAGATAGGCTGAACTCTCAATGCTGCCTGAGTTGCTATGTATGGGGTCACATCCGTTACATCAACATTTGCTGTTATCGGAGTGTTAGTCTTTAGGTAGGTTTCAGTGATAAAATATAACATCAGATTGCAGGTGTTTGTGCTGCTGCAGTTGCAGCTGCTTGTGTAACATCTCCACCCTCTACAGGAGGTAACGAAGCAAGTGCTCTAATCTCATTGATGGTCATGGTCTCAAGTACTTTGGTAGCTACTAATGGACTCAATGTGTTTAATGCATCATTAGTCTTAGAGCTATCACCCTCAAGTTCCACGATGGTCTCATTAATGATTTGGAAGTTATTGATTGTGAACTCAGCAGGAATGCGAGCAATGGTTAATATCTCCTGAAAGATAGTAACTACTTGTTGACGTAGTTCCATCACTACGTTTTTCTCAAATATCACATAGGCCTGCTTGATATCACTACCATTACCCAAGCTTCCTGTGGTACGGATACCCATTAGGATAGGGTCAATGGTATGGCTAAAACAAATCTGCTCAGTATTCAATGCAGATGCCTCATGAAATAGCTTATCATTGGCATTGGTAGGTAGGCTTTCAATCTTAGGTAACTGCTCAGCTGAGTTAGCAAAGAATGCAACTGCCTTACCCGCATTGGCTGCACCTTTAAGCCTGTCAATAGTTTCCTTAATCATGTGTTTTTCCTCCTCCGACTGTGGTCTTTTTGGGAACATCATAGCAAAGGATGGGAACACACTATTTTGAATGTTACTTTTTGCGAAGTAAGATAGCTCACCACTTAAAAAAGCAAAGTTTAATGCACTTGTATAGGTAGGTAGTGAGTAATAATCCTGACCTACTGACTTAACCTCATAGCAATATAGCTGACATTCATCCGTACAGGTAATATGATAAGGCTTAATTCTTTCAGTATCTATCCTGGTACTCCAATCATCCGATAAATAATAGTACTTTCTGCATGGTGATACCCTTACTTTCTCAGGGGATACATTCTCAATCTTAACTAGCTTTCTTTTATCACCAAAATATAGCTTGAAGTACACACGATTGTGGATGATTAGCTGCTTAGTAACTGCCTTAACAGTGTGCTTGAGGTTTGCTTTCTTTTCAAAGCTAAACATATCTAGTTTCTCCTGCGGTGTAAGCTTGTCAGTTGTAAGGTTAAACCCTCCACCAATCACAGCATTGGTCTTGAAATCAACAATGGCACCATGTAAAGGTGAGCTGTAGTACATTTGATTGAGCATTTCAGGATATAGGTTACCCTCACCAAAACGAACCCATGACTCCTGCACATATCTACCATTGACATAGGGCAAAGTTAAATTGCCTCTTCCTACCGGTAGGAATGGGGTGCTAAATGATTGATAGCCCTCCACCATTTCGGGGCCTTTTGGTTTGCTGTTAAATAGTCTTTCGTACCAAGCCATAGTTAGTCATATATTGATGTACCTGCAGGACCACTGACCACAAGCCTACCCTCTTCAATGACTACACCTGTAGTCTGTGCTATTGAAAGAGGCAGAACGAATGGGGTTGAGCTCTCATATACCTGATATGTGTACTGACCTTTCAAGAGTGAGATATCTGTAGGCTCATCTAGAGTAAACAGGTTGTATCTTTCGGGCCATGCACTTGTATCAGCAGATGTGAAGAGCTGTGGTGTGCTAGTGGTATTCATTTCATTAGTGAATACAAACAAATAGTGTGGTGTACTAACCGTAGTTACCTCGCTAAGAGTTAACACGAACTGATTAATAACACCTTGATCTAAGTATATCACACCTATATTAAATTAGGTTTGTCAAATGTTCATAAAAAAAGCCCCACCATGTGGCAGGGCTCTAATATAGAGAGGTAGAATTGCTTATATAACTCCGATTGCTTGAAGTGCTCCAGCAGTCATATCAATGTTGTAAGCTAAGTAAGGGTTCTCAGCTACCAAAGTAACTGTATATTTAGAACCATCAGCTCTAGCTGTACCTGAACCCTCACCTGTAGCAGATAACTGCAAGTATGGCAAGTACCAATATAAGCCATTAGCATCTAAGATGATAGCTGTCAAGTATTGCTGTCCTGTTCCTAGGATTTTAATAGCTCTAGACTTATCAGCATCTCTTCTATGGAATACTAAGTTAACTGTTTGAGTTACAAAAGAGCTACCATTAACTAGGTCAATAGTGCTATCCTCTGTATAGTTGGATGTGTTTCGGCGAACCTCAAATGCTTTGAATAAATCACCACTCGGTACTAATGTGATACCTGTAATACTCCAGGCATTTGGACCAGTTACTGTAGATGGGTCAGTAGGAGTGATAGAAGCTATCTCATCCTGTGTATTTATCCAAACACCATAGATACCACCAATGTTGTTATCGCATGGTTTTACGATAGTCTCTAATGATTGACATGTAGCCATTGTGTTAAAGTATTAAAGAGCCCCCTTGGTAGAGGGCTCATGGTTAATTATTATGAGTAGTAAACGATATCAGATCCATTCACATATTCGAAACCAACTTTCATGTTAGCACGTGTACGGATGTAAGGCTCAGCTACAGTATCAGCTAAGTTAACAGCACGTAGGTCAGAGCTATCACCCTCAGCATCGAATGCATAGATAAGGTTATCTTTCAAAGTCCACACGAATGTGTTGTTAGACATACCTGGACATACTACAATCTTAACACCTAAGAAAGTCAAAGACAAATCTTGAGTGATATATGCTTGAGTGTTACCTGAAGCTACTCCTAATCGGTAGATGTTCACTAACTGAGTAGGCATGTACAAACGTAAATCAGCTGTACGTGTAGCAATAGATGCAGGAAGTAAAGCAAATGCAGCAGCTAATTTAGTCTCTAATGTAGAGAAGTTAGCGATTGTTCCTGTACCACCATTGATAACTGTGTCAGTTGGGTCAGTTAAACCTGCAGTCAATTTTTTCTCATAACCATCACACAAAGCAAGTGTAGGGTTCAATGAACCAGTATCACCTTGCCAACGGATTAACTCGATGTCACCATTGATTTTGTTAGCCATCTCACCCCAGTAGAAAGACATGAAAGATGCAACTGAGAAATCTCCGTTAGATCCTTTTGACATTTGAAGAGATAAGAAAGATTGCTCTAAATCAAACTGACAAATTTGAGCCATTGCAGAAAGAGCACATACGTCAATTTCTTTAGCGTTCAAATCATCACTTGGTGCAGTGAAAGAACAGCTAGACGGCTGCAAGATGTTACCAAAAGTAACAGTCGCTAATTTAGTTTTGTACTTTACTCCTGGCAAAGAACGGTAGTTGTCAGCAGTATCCTCAGACAAGTAAGCTTGAGAATAGAATGCCTCAGGGTTAGCTGCTAATAAAGCAGTTGGGTCAACTTGTAAGTCGAATTTTAATTTACGCATTTTATTTGTTGTTTATGAATTTGTTTACACTAGAAAATCTTTGCTGTGCACTCATGGCCACAGCCTCACTCATCACCTCATCCTCTACTTCTACAGATAGAGCCTCCTCAAGTTGGTTCTTAAGGTCAGCAATCATAGCAAGTAGAGCATTCATTTGCTCATCCATTGCAGGCTTAACAATAGCAAGGATAGCCTCTGCATCGGCTACAGGGTCTACTGCCATTGTTTGTTCCTCTGCAGGAACTTCCGCTGTTACTTCCTCTTCGATAACAGTATCTTCTAGAGCTACTTCCTCAGAAGCCTCTACTTTTTCAACATCTTTTACTTCAACTACTTTACCATCTTTTACGATGTAGATTTTTTCGTTGATGATGTGCTCGCCGTCCGGCAACATTAACTCATTCATTTGTGTATTTATTTGGGATTGTTTTTGCTCTTTTAATTTCATGCCTAAGTACCCCTCAATACTGAAACCTATCTGCTCTTGACTAACAAGCTCAGCATAGTACTCCTTGTCAGTTACCTGAGCTGTTACCATTAGTGTACCCTCCGGTACTTCAATACCAAATGATGAGTAAGCTTTGTCCTCTTTTGGGTTATCTACTATCCATGCCTCAAGTACATAGGCAGGAACGGTCTTAGATTGGTCATGCTCCAGGTTGAATAGGTCTCGGTTGACCATCTGCTGCATGAACTTGCCATGAATTTTCTCTATCTCCTCCTTAGTAAACTTGACATTGTACTCCTCATCTGTATCCTCATCAAATCGGTATATCTCCATAGGTATCAAAGCAGGTGCAGTGATACGGTACTTGAGTTCATCCGAAAAGAATAAAGGCTTAGCTTGAGCACTGAATGCCATACCCTTAACTTTGATTGCAGGAGTAGCTGTAAAAGCTATCTGCTCAATGCCAAGGTCCTCACCATTTTCAGCGTATGCTGGGTCAATGGTAATCTGATAGGTAGGGATATTGTCTTTTGCCATCTACCTATATTAAAAATTTCCTATATTTGTTCAAAAATTATAACATGATAACTATCTTAAACAGGGATATTCCCAACCAACTTGAAGAGCTCACCATTGAGCAGTTTGAAGTGATTACTGAAATCAATAACAATCAGGAACTTGACCCCATTGATAAGCACCTCCAGGTGTTCGCTTACCTTGGCATCCCTGAGTCTGAGTTTTGGGATTATGATGTTGCTGATTTTGTAGGGATGGTGAAAGAGTTTAATTCAACAGAACGTAAAGAGTATCCAGTAGTAGAAGAGCTAGAGATTGAGGGCTACATCTACAAAGCACAAATGAAGTTGACTGTACGTGATACTAAGATGATTGAGAAAGTAGCACTAAGAAAAGAGAAAGGATATATCTCTGAGATGTTGGCCATCATGTTTAAGCGTGAGGACCTTACACCCACTGAGCACTACACCGATGCACATATCAAGCAGAAAGCAAAGCTCATCCGCAAATTGAATGCAGCTATCTCCATTCCATACATGATGTTTATTGCACAGAAAATAGGACAACAAGCTAATGATCAAGCTACCGAAGCAGTGGAGCCAAGTAACGCTTGAGCAGTTCATTGAATTTAGTCAGATAGATAAAGAGCAGGGAGCCTACCACTACAACAGTGAGGCTCTCTCTATTTTATCGGATGAGCCTATTGATGTTATTGAGGATCTAGATGTGGATGAGTTAGCAGAACTTGTTAACGAGTCAAGATGGTGTACCTCTGAGCCATCCAAAAGATACAAGCATGAGCTGTTAGGTTTGACTCTTAAGCCACTCAGTAAGCTAACCTTATATGAGTACATTGACCTGGACTATTTTTTTAGCAATAACTACATCACAAATCTTGATAAGGTATGTGCTATCCTGTACCGTCAAACTAAAGTTAATGAATGGGGTGATGAAATCATGGAGCCCTATGACTTTGACTGCAACATTAGAGCTGAGAAATTCCATGACCTACCAATCACCGATGTGTATGGTATTGTTCATGAGTTCCTGAAGTTCAGGGATAACTTCCTCAAGACATATGAAAACTTATTTACCGGTGACCTAGATACTCCACTCACTGATGAAGAGAAAGCTAACCTTGAACCTGAAGAGATTAAAGAAATTGAGAAAGAACAAACTCAAGTTAAGTGGTCATGGGAGCAAACCATCTACGGCTTGACTGATGGGGACATAACTAAGAGTGATAAGATAGGTGTCCTACCACTCGTCTATGTTTTCAATATCTTGTCTATGAAAAAAGAGTTAGACATCTAATGGGAACCCAGGAGTAAATCCTGCAGGAGGGTCAACTGCCTCAAATGTGTAGACAATTTTCTGCTGTTTCTCAAGTACCTCAACAGCCTGTACTAATGGGTACTTTTTAGTTAACCATTCAGTGTACTGCCGATAAATTTCTGCTGTTATACCTGCATTGTTTAGCTCATCCGTAAATTGTGCTACATAATCACGAGGGGTGATCACTCCACCATTCCAAAGAAACGCTCCATTGTTCAGGAATATAAAGTAATACATGGCCACGATTTGTATCTCCAACTTTTGGAAGCCTGTTATCTTGGCATTGATACGGATACTTTCTACAAGTGTACCCTCACCATCCACAACATCATTCCTGATTATTCTTTTTAGGATTGTAGCCATCTTCCTACGTGTAGGATATAGCACATTGAACTCCCCTGTGTTACCGTATCTAGCCATTGATTAATTCTTTATATATTTCCATTGTATCATCCACTAGAATGATCCCCTTATCAGTTTCTACGTGTAGCTGTGTATCACTCACCACCTCAATAGGGCCTGTAATAGTGTACTCTATTTCGTTTATATTAATCATATATCTGTACTATTACGCGTTTATGTCCAAGGTTATCAGGTGTGGTTGTTGAATTTTGAACTGCAAAAATTAAGTAGTAAGTATTCGCAGGATTGAATGGAGTCAAAGTAATAATATTTGATAGTAATTCATTGCTTGCTGCAGCATTTGCAAGTAGCCCATTTAGATTTGTTCCATCAAAATAGTAAGTCCTATATATTCTTTGGTAGTTGTTACTAGCATTCATACCATTTAAAGTTGCTAATAGTGTTGCACCCGTTAAACTATTAGTCGTGTTTATATAAATTCTACCCGTTGAAGTAGTTGAGCCTGCGGTCTTTGTTAATAAGCTATTAATAAATATTGAATTGTTTGTGACAATTGTACCTGCAGGTATCAATACTGATGCACTTATTTGATTAGCTGTACCTATTAGGTTGCTACCATTAACACTAGCTAATGTCCTTGGGTTAGTAGTAACATCCCCACTGCCTAGCAATGAGTTACCATTGATTGTCTTGATGTTAGTACCTGATATTAATGCTGCTTGCTTACTATTGAATGTACTCCAATTAGCACTGCTCAATGCACCCCTAGTTGTAGCAGATGCTGTTGGTATATTGAACTCATGATTGCTACCACTTGACACCACGTTGAAGTCAGTGCCTGTTGTGCCTGTGCTTATAGTTTGAACATCCGCACTCAAACCATTCAATGCAGTCATTCCTGTGCCTGCTATGATACCTGCCTGTTGAGTGACAGTAAATATAGCTGAAGCTGCAGATGGAGGAGGCAAGCTACCAGGATAGTATTGCAAGGTAACCTGTGTGCTAGTAGCACTCCAATATAGCTCGTAAAAATCTCCACCTACTGCATCAAGTAAATAGTTCCATGATGGAATACAATGACCGGGTGTTCCACCATGAGATGATACAACAGCTACAAAGCCTGCACTACCTGCTACATCTGAGCCATTCTTTCTAAGCCATACAGTAATATCATGCTCTTGACTGCTTGTGTTCTGATATTGAAAAGAAAATTGTAGGTTATATATCCCTGTGTTAGCTATGGTTATCTCAGTATCACTTACTACACTAACACCATTGCTAAAGTCCATGGTCCTAAACCTAACAGGTTGACCTACATTAACAGCACCTAATGGTTGACTAATGTTATCTTGATATTGTGCATAGTAACCTACAGCACCACCACCACCACCTGCACCATCGATTATTTGTTGACCGGTAATAACAGTGTTAGTAGGTACTCCACCTGACATCATTGTACATTCAATCAAGTCAGTTGGCTGTAAATTTCCAGTGTGAGGTGTGAGGGTTGGCCTCCAATCTCCCCACCATTTTGGTGCACTCATACCTATATTAGTCTAAGCCTCCGAAATGTTTATTGTAAAGGTACAGCACAGTCAGTCCAATCATTAACTGTTAAGGTTATATTCATGACATAGCCTGCAGCGTAGTCAAGTAGATCATTGTTCAAAGGTTGGAAGTTAGGTATACCAATCACATCAAAGCTATAGTCATTGCTATATGTGAAGTAAACATAAAGGTCATTGAGTATCTGCTGTGTATCGCTTAGGATTGTGATGATATTAGCCCTATCTTTTTGTATTATGTCAAAGCAGTAGATGTCAAAGTTAAACTCTGACGTGTTATCTGCAGGGCTAACAGTTACCGGTACGACAAAAACAATAGGATATTTCTCATCCTTAGTAGCGAAGTTAAATAGCTGTTCCTTGAAATCACTACCTACCTTTTTAACCTGGAGGTGATTGTTGTAGAACTGCTCAATGTGGTCGGTGATTGCTTGTAAAGAGTTCATTATAGTTCAGCGTTTTTATTAATCTTAGTTATCTTATTTTGTACGTTGGTTATCTGTGTCTCAGATACTACAGCAGTTACAGTCATGGAGCTGTTATTGTTACCACCTGCACTCATTGTACCTCCAGCATTAGCTGAGCCAAAGAGCTGAGCACCTTGAGGTACGGATTGTGCCACATTAGAACCACCGCCTCCCTCATTTCCTCCGCCTCCGCCTCCGCCTGCAGTTGGGCTACCTCCTGAGGTAAGTATCTGCTTAGCCTTAGCTATGTTAGTAGCAATCTGTATGATACCTGTGGCGAACTGAGCAATACCTGCAGCTCCACCTGTTACTGCGTTCAATGAATTAGCTTGTGATGCAGCAACTAATGAAGATATAGCCTTGGCTGTGTCAATACCAATCTGTATTAATGCGTTTGCCTTGTTGAACTTCTCTAGTTTCTTTTGGTCCTTGATGAATGCAGCACCTACGGTATTAATACCATTGGCAATATCTGCAGCTAGTTGTAGCTTAGCATCTCTTTCCTTTCTAGCGTTTTCAATTTTAGCTATAGCAGAGTCCTCTTCTATTTTCTTTGTATCATCCTCATACTTTTTCTTAAGTGCTGCCTTAAGTATCTCATTGTCCTCTGCTAGTTTTAACTCTTCATCATACTTAGTCTGTAGTGCTTGAAGTTTCTTTTGGTCCTCAGTAAGTTCCGCATCTGCCAATGTCTTAGCTAAGGTTTGCTGTTGCTTTAATTTAGCATCGGCTCTCTTCTGATTTTCTGCATCCTCCTGTTGAGTATACAAATCAGTTAATGTTTTCTTTTGCTCCTCAGTTAGTGTAACATCTGCTAGAGTCTGAGCACGAAGCTTGTCATACTTAGCCTTAGTCATGGCTAGCTCTTTCTCTGTTCCCTCCTCCATTAGTTGAAGCTGTAGATCAGCAATGATGTCATTACCTTTCTTAAGGTTATCTGATTCAGTCTTAGCCTTATCCTCTGCTAGTTTATTGAGTTCATTCTGCTGTTGCGTTCTGAACATCTCATTAAACTTAGCTTTCTCTTCTGCTGTTTTGGTAGCATCAGTTTTTAGGTCATTCATTAACCTAGCATACTTCTCATTTACTATAGCTACCTCTCTTGCATTGGCATCTTGTATCTGAGATAGTTCAAAGTCTCTGAGTGCTCTAGCGTTATCCAATCTATTTTTAGCTGCTTGCTTTGCTCTCTCTCTAGCTCTCTCTGCGGCTGCTGCTGCCTTATCTGCTGCCTTTTCTGCTTCGGCTGCGGCATCATCTGCTGCTTTCTTATCAGCTTCTCTTTGGTCTGCTAGCTCTTGAGCCTTGATACGTTTACGTTCATTGACTCCTGTCTTGATTATTTTATTCTCAGCATCAATTTGCTTTCTTAACTCTTGACGTTTCTTAATAGCCTCCTCACCCTCCTGGTGTGCCATTGCATCAAGTGCTTTCTTAGCTGCAGCCTTTCTCTTGATGGACTCTTTCTCTAGTGCTCTTGATTTGTCTAGCTCAAGCTGAGTAGTATCCTTACCGGCTATCTTAGCCATGGCAATCTCTTGGTCAAAGTTTTCGGATAGTGCATCGGCACGTTTCTTAGAACTCTCTGCTACTTTCTCATTGGCTTTAGCCATCCGTTCAGCATTCTCATCTGCTGCATAGCTCGTTAAACCTAGCCAATCTCCTAAATCCTTTAAGCCCTGAATTAATGCGTTAATAGGTATCATCAAAAAGTCAAGTACTTTCTGTAGCACTCCTATCTTGTGGAGGAATATCACAATGGCTGCCACAATAGCAATGATAACAGCTATCAATAAAAAGATAGGGTTAGCTAGAATGGTAGCACCTAATGATACGAATGCACTACCAACAGTCATGATAACAGATGTGAGTGATTTGAATGCACCACCAATAGCCTTAGGGTCAAGGTTGCCTAGAGTGCTCTTGAATACATTAGCCTTTTGAGCAGCTTCATCAAAGTCAAGACTAAGCAAGCTATCCTTAATACCTCCTAAGCTGTTGGATACCTGCTCAAACTTGGACCCTGTAGCAAAGTTATTGACTGCTTCATTAGCATCCGATAGTTGGTCCTTTAACTCCCCTGCTCGCTGTGATAACCTGGCAATATCCTCGGGGTCTGTTGCCTCAGCAATAGCACCCTTTAATGATTTTAATTCTGCCTTGATGGCACCAATGCCACCGAGCTTAATAGGTATTTCTACTTCATTCATCTTATGGCTTGTAATATCTTATTTCTAATGTGGTATAGTTAAGGTAGTTGTCTACATACCCTACACCTATCTGAGTTGTTAATATAAAAATGCTGTTGTTACTTGGGATGTACTGAGCACTGATCACCCCGTCAAAGTTTACGTTGTTAATCATGACAGTCATCTCACTTGCTAGGATTGTTCCTATCTCCCAATTCTGGATGAAGCCCTCATACTCTCCCTGATTATTTCTAACCCAAACGATATCTCCAAAGCTAGACTCTTTTACATCTGCTGTAGGGTTAGCTGTTCCTGATTGAGATAGCAATGCTGTATATCTGTAGTATGGAGGGTCAACAGGTATGCCGTTTACCTTACCATACACCACTAGGTTATCAGCATAGATACCATCCTCCTCAATCGTAGCATCATCTGCTACCACTACGACCTTGAGTCCCGGGTTAACATTGTTACCCTTACCGGTTACTATACCTGATGTGCTGTTGGGTATGATGTTAGTGTTAGCTGTAATACTCTTGATGATAGTATCATTGGCCACTTGAGTGATAGGACCTACACTACCAATGCCTACACCTGGAGATGGGGAGCCTGTAGCAAAGGGCATGAACTGCACCTCAGTGTCTATACTGATTAGCTCTACCTGTGTGAGCTGATTGCCATTGGCATTGTAGTCAATGACCTTGTTAATGTTCCACCATGAGTTATCAATCCTAATCTTATCATTGAGCTCTAAGGGTTGGATGTCAGACTCTTTAAGATTAAAGAATGCAGTCAACATCTTGCCGCTATTAATCTGCCCCATGGTACGTCTCCAATACCTATTGTACAGATTGTTCTGCGTTAAGGTACTTGGCATGTAGTAGTAGTATGCACACGTTGCATAGTTCAAATCCCATGTAGGATTAAGTGGGTCATCGAAGTGTCCAACGTATGGGTAAGTAGTTACACCTGTCATACCTATAGTACCATAGTCATAGATGTTAAACGCTTGGCATGTGGTTAGTCCTACCTCTTTTGTAGAGTCATATAAGATACGGATGTTAGTATCAGGCTGTGCTCCTGATAGCATTGGCACGAATGCACCAAAGACTGTATCAATAATTGGTGTAGGGCTAAACAATACATCCTTAGTGGTTACATCCTTGACATACTCATTGTCAAAGATAACCTCTGCTTGTCCGTAGATTTGATTAGTGGCATTGGTGTAGATCGTATTAGGACTATCCTTATCTGCCTTGTATGTGAGTATTACTTTCTTACTTGTTAGCTCAGGTAAGAATGACAATGACTGCTCTTTGTCCTTGGCTAGCTTGTATGTCCAATCTACCTCTTTACCTGCATCGTAATAATCATCCCTATGGATTAGGTTAAGTTGGTTGGGCTGTGATTTATCTACCTCAGCGTACAGGTTGAACATGTTAAATATAGCCTTAACAAATTCATTCTGCTTTATCTTTTTAGGCACGTAGTCATTCACATCAATGGTACCACCAATGGCCACAATGTTACTGCTCGGGGTGATTGTTATATCTGCCGAGTTAATGGTTAGGCTTAATTGATATGGTACAATATAGTAACCTCCTGCAGTATTAAAGATAGCCTGTACATTGCTAGTCAATGCAGTTAGCTGTGGTAATATGTTCGGGTCGCTAGCTTGTATGGTTACTATTAATGTGTCCGTAGTTATGTTGGTAGTACCTGCTCCAGGTGCACTCGGTCCATTGTAAAAAGGTGAAGCTGAGTTTACGTTGAATGGTGCATTAAAAAAGTTCAGGTAAAATGTAGGGGTACCTACTGCTACATTTGCCCCGGTATTAATAATGTCAAGGGTAAAGTTTACCAATATCTTTATCTCATAGTACTGAGCATTGGCTGAGCTGATATTGAATGGTGTAGTGTATACACCTGTTACCGGGTCAAAGATATTCTGAGGGTCCTCTATCTCATTGAGCCCTGTGAATGTATAGGTACCTGTGGTAGGAGTAACTGATAGAGGTGATACCACCGTACTAGGTGTAGTCTTCTCTGCTCGCACCACATAGTCTAAATAGTCAAAGTTATCAATGCCTCCGTTGTATGGAATGATGAGCTTGTCAAATTTAGTATTGCTTAGGGTAGGCCAATTGTATGTAAATCCTGAGTCAGCAAAGATGCGGTCAAAGTAAGTCTTAGCAAAGATAGTAGGCTTAAATTCTTGAGTAGTGTAGAACACATCACCACTACCAGGTAGGAAGTACTTGAAGCCATCCACCACAGTGTTGCTAAATCTGTTCACCACATTGAACGCATCGTATGTATGGTTGAGGTCGCTGAAGTCTATATCAGTTAGCTCCTTGTTATTGATGGCTGTAAAGAAATCGGCTTTGCTTTCCTTGACCAATACCTCATACTCCACATGTTCCTCATACCCATCTGTGAGCTGCACCTTTTTAACTGCTGTGAGTTGTAGGCTTGCATCCTCCATGACCGGTATCCCATCCTGGATAACTGAGCAGGTAGTTACTGCATTGATGTCAAACGTTCCTGCTTGGATGTTCACATCATAGTAGTGGTTCAGTAGGTCATTGTTATTCTTGCTACCTACCAATGTAATGGTCTTAGAGAAGTTACCTTTCCTTTGACTTATATCCCTGATGTCTCCTACCTGAAATGTCAAAGGGAATGAAGTACCCTCCTTAACATCAAGGTATCCTGTTGCTAGTTGTATCCTAACCATTGACCATGTCGTTGTTAGCAAGCTTGATTGTAATGCTTTGCTTGATTAGATTTTTATTTCGTTGCTTGTAGTATTCGTAGTTGGATGTTACCACGTTGCAGCTCACATACTTAGTGCTTGCCGGTATGTCACAGCTCTCATCATAGTTACTTATCTTGAAGTATGTGTAAGGTGAGCTGATAAGTTCAGTGAAATATGTAGCCATCTCCTCAGTCATCCAATCAGTATTGAGGTCAATGGTTTCCTCCACTGTTACATAGCTGTTGATGTACCCTCTATCTATCAGGTCATAGGTCCATTGAGTGCTAGCTATCTTACCCAGTACATCCATGTTGTACTGCTCACGCTGAACGTTACCCCTTTGGTATGCTCTACCTGTGAATGCAAAGCTACCCCATGAACCATAACGGTCTAGGAAGATGATGCTGTACTCTTCTTTCTGTGTTCTGCGATCTATGTTAACTCGATATAGCTGTGTAACTTGGTTACCATTAAACTCATAGTAGTACTCATAGTATTCAGTGGTAGGCTTAATCAATGGCAATGAGCCTGAGACTACAGTCAGTGTGCCTAGGTTGTTGGGTCCTACCGCGTTGCCTGTAATGTAATCACTAGCACTCAATGTTTTTTCAAATGTCTCTGCACCATCATTAGTAAATACAATCTTGTGTGTACCTATACCTGCAGCTTCATACACTGCATTCATCCAAAGGTCTTGAGATAAGGTAGCGTAGAAATTAGTAGCAGGGCATGAGGTTAAGAACTTGTCAAATGCTGTTTGTAGATAGTACTGGTTCTCATCCCATAACGGCCATTGAGTCCAAGGCAGTGCACCATTGAATACGTAGTTGTTCAGGTCAGTGATTATATTTCTAGTCACAGTCTTTCTACCATCGGCATAGGTGATATCACCATTGATTGCTGCATTGGTTACCAATGACCAAGGGCTATTCACTACCAAGTAACCTACACCAACTGACAAGACGGTGAACAATCCCTCAAGGTTAGGGTTAGCTACACCACCATCTGATTGAGCAATGACTATCTGATCACCTGCTACAAAGCTGTTGGTTACGTTTATCTGTACGTTCCCTCCGTTGTTGGTTAGGGATGCTGTATACTGAACTATGGTTAGGTACTCCTCACCTACCTTGACATCATACTTATAGTAGCTGTTAGGTGCAGCATAGGATAAGTCATTAGCAGGGAATAGGTCATAGCTTACATATGACTGCAATAGCTTGCTGAGGTCAATCTCACCATAGAATGTACTCGCATTAGGTAGCACTCTATACTCTGCTATCTTGTTAGTGGTACCACTCTCATAGATATCAAATATAAACTTGAAACCTGCAAAGCCTGAGTTAGTACTTGCATAGTAATACTTGACAGGATTATATGCTGGTGTTAAACGCTGCGGTGCAGCTATAGAGAACATTGCCATACCTATATTAATCTAGGCAGCCAAAGTGTTTCTAAAATGCATAGTAAGAGTCATCCGTATAGTACTCCTGCCGTATGTGAGTAGTGGCATACCTGATTGCATCCATGGCATCATCCCACATCTTGACCGGTTCGTCCGTTATCATATCCCCTACTTTTTTCCACTTATAATTCTCATACTCCTTCTTGATGGCCTTGTCATCTTGGCATAGCACCCCGAATGTCTTGATGTTGTCTATCCCTTTCTTGACCACCTTGTTAGCGTTCTGCACATCATACCCTGCATTGTTTAGCTCGGCTATGATTTCAGGTCTAGCATAATCTGCTACAATGGTGATGGTCTTCTCCACGTTGAAGCTTTGCATCTTGTCTATGAGCATTGGAGTAGTCAGGTAGCTTTCATAGATGACAGGCTCAATGTAGATGTCATTGTCACA